CTTTGAAAAAGGTAATTTGAGGATTACCAGTTAAATAAACATCCTGAGCACCATAAGCAACTAATTGAAGAAGACCACCACCCATTTACGCTATATTCTTTATACTATTAGAGGAGAAAAAAATATAGATTATATGACACAAAAATAAATTTTATTATATAAACCTTAATATTTATAATTCAAATATAATGATGTTTAAAGAGAAGTCATCTAAAAAAAAAATAACGACAGATATAAATGAAACAGTTACATTGGATGCAATGCATAATAATATGATAAAGGATTTCGAAAGGAGCGATAAGGAAAAAATATATTATATTAAAAAATTAAATTTTTGCGAAGAAAAGAAAAGCGAGATATTAAGGCAAATTAATAGTACAACTAATAAAGAAATTAATAGTAAATTATGGTTTAGTAATATAGAGTTAAATGAAGAAATTATAGATATTAAAGGAAAATTAAATGAACTTAATAATTTAGATGAAATAGAATATTATAAACATACAAGTGATATATTATTTCAATATTATGATACTGTAAATAAACAATCAGATATTAACCAAAATATTAATTTTATTAAAGAAACATGTAATAAACCAAAAACATATAAAAAAGATTCCAAAAAAAAACGTAATAATAATATTAATTATAATACTAAAAATGTCTTAGAGGCTCTCAATAATATAGATAGTAAAAATACATTGATAGAAAATAAATCTATTATTAGCGATAAATGCGAAATTAATGAGAACGAAAAAAGCGATAGTGACAAAGATAATAATAGCAAAATATGCGATAAAAGTACGTTAGTTGATAAATATATGGCTATAATTAATAATAGATATGTAAGAACTGTTGAAGAGGAAAATATAGAAATATGTAAAATATGTAAAAATAATATGACATGTCTTCAGTATGATGCTATAATAGTGTGTAATATATGCGGGTATCAAGAATTATTATTAGTAGAACAAAATAGACCAATATTAAAACAGAATACTAAGGATACATCACATTTTTGCTATAAAAGAATTAATCATTTTAGAGAATGGTGTAATCAGGTTCAGGGAAAAGAAAGTACTGATATACCAGATGATATATTCGAAAAAATTTTAACGGAAATTAAGAAAGAAAAAATTACAGATTTGAAAAAAATAACTTACTTAAAAATGAGGGATATTCTTAAAAGATTAAGAATTAATAAATATTATGAACATATTAATTATATTATAAATAGAATTAATGGAATACCTACACCACAATTTAGTCCCGAATTAGAAGATAAACTGTGTAATATGTTTAGAAGTATTCAAGCGCCATTTCTTAAACATTGTCCAAAAGATAGAAAGAATTTCTTATCATATAGTTATGTACTTTATAAATTCTTTCAAATACTCGGATTAAACGAATATCTCAAATATTTTCCTTTATTAAAAAGTAGAGAAAAACTTTATATTCAAGACCAAATATGGAAAAAAATATGTATTGATTTGAATTATGAAATTATACCATCACTTTAATAATATAAATCTTAATATGAAATATGTGTATTTTATCGATTACTCGCTCTACTTATGCGTTATTTCAATTGGATAAGAAAAGATTATTTGGAATAGCAAAACAAATCTATATCTATTTCTAAACTTTTTTTTGTTTATCTAGAATCCCTTAAGAGACCGCTCTATAACTGCTTATAATTTACACCAAAAATCTTAAAAATCCTATTTTGAAATTTGAGTACATAACTTTTTATTTTCTAATATTTCAAAAGTTTTCTAGAAATTTTTAAATAAATTAAGTTATGTACTCAAATTCTAAAATTAAAAATTAAAGATTATTTGCTTCTTTTTATAATTCCTTACGAAGGCGCTCGTCCACAATACAACCCTTTATAATCCTGAGCAAAAATAATAATCCTATATACCCTACGGTATATTACCATAAATAAATTTTATCACAGATAAAAAATGATATATTTTCACTTATAAAAAATTATAATATGCCTGCAAAGTATATAACATACGAAGAACTCTTTATAATTAATAAAGCAATTCTCTTATCATATGTTATATTATATTCATTATGTATAATAATATTTTATATTCCAATGGAAATTACTTTGTAATAATTCAATAAAAAAGAAATTATATAACTTATAACAACATAAAATCATTAGAATTATTTAATCCTATTTTGTTACCATTTTGATAAATAGAAAACCTATTTGATAATAAATCTAATAGATATAATATTAGAACTATTAATATAGTTAGAGTTAGTAATTTTGCGACATCAAAACGATTATTTTGTATTAATAATGCTATAAAAGCAATTATAAGACCTTGTATAAAATATTTTATAAAACTATATAATAATATGTTAGAATCATCGTATTTTTTAACTGACATTTATTATTATAAAATATTTTAAAATAAATATATATAAGATTTTAAATATATATTTATAATATAAGGTAAGAATATAACAATGTCGGTAGTAGATAATACGTTGGTATCTACAAAAGAAGTTGATTATTTGGATGAAGATAAACCTATTAGAGGTCAAAATTTTGTTCTGCTATCTTTTATTAGCCCTGAGGATGTTATCGTAAACAAGGAAGCCTATATTTTTAATAAATTTATACACAAATTTTCCGATGATATGAAAAAACTCCTCGATGGTATCAAAGAGAAAAATCCTGAACAAAAAGATATGATAAATACAATTGTTGAAAATCATTCATATATATTTGAACCAAAAGAGATGAATGAACAATATGCTTTTTATAAATCTGTAAATAATGATGAATTGGAATCAAATTATCACAAAGATAACAATTTTATAACATCTATGCGTGGAATTAAAGTACGTGGAACTTTTGATACTATCGAGGAAGCAAAAACGCGTAGTGAATTTTTGAAAAAAATAGATAATAAGTTTAATATTTATATTGCACAAGTTGGATGTTGGTGTCCTTGGTCGCCTAATCCAGAATGTCTTGATAATCAAGAATATTCTGAAACGCAACTGAATACGCTAATGAAAGAATATAAGAACAATATGGATAATCGCGATATTGTTTTTGAGAATAGAAAGCAAACATTTGCTTCAAACGCTGCACCTGTTGGTGATAACGTCGGCGATAACGTCGAGGCAAGTAATGAGAATGATGATATTGTAAAATTGGAGGAAGTTAAAGAGGAACTTGAGAAGGTTGATGTATGGAGTGAAAGAAATACATAAAAATAAACTATATTATAATATTAAGAAATGAAAGCAATTGCAATATTTTTACTTTTTATAGGTACTATATTAATAGTTCAAGGATATTACAGTAAGAAAAATACTTGTGATAAGGAAAAAATAATTGTTAAATATATACCAAGAAGTACATACGAAGAACAAATGAAACCAGATGAGAGTCTTCAAACGTTTTACAAGGGAATGTTTGAAGATATTATATTACCTTAATTATTTTTATCCTCAATATAATTAAATGGATATATTAAGAAATATTGAAAAAAAAATATTAAATATTGCTAATAATAATACAAATGATGTTAATAGTTTAAAAAAAGATATTAAAGAATATCTTGATAATTTTGATAAACAACAAGATATAAATAATCAAAAGAAGAATAAATATGAAGAACTATATGAAAATAAAAGAATGTTAGCACATATAAGTTACGAAAACTACTTATCTATAAAAGAAGATTTAATGAAAGAAATTAAAAAAGATAAAACTAAAGGGGCTATACGCAAATATCTAGAATATAAATATGAAGCATCAGATATTCCAGAAATTTATACATATCAAAAACTATCTCTTAAAAATGATATTGTCGATAAAATTGTAAAACCAACGCCTCCGAAAGAACCTAAAAAACTTATACCAACGCCTCTGAAAGAACCTAAAAAACTTATACCAAAACCTCCGAAAGAACCTAAAAAACTAATACCAACGCCTCCGAAAGAACCTAAAATGCCATCGGATGCTATTTTAAATGAACCACCAAAAGAACCTAAAAAACTACCTAAACTTCAAAAAGATACTAAAGCATGTAAAGACGATGAAGAAATTAATCCTAAAACAGGAAAATGTGTTAAAAAATGTAAAGAAGATGAAATAAGAAATTTAGAAACAGGAAGATGTAATAAAATTAAACCACCTAAAGCACCTAAACAACCTAAAATACCTACTATTAAGAAGTAATATACAATGCATCACCCCATCCTTTATCTGTCATAATTGTTATAATACGCCTAAAATTATAGCCTCCTAAAAATTCATCTAATTCTTTTATGCTAGCACAATTTTTATATAATTCTATTTCGTGTATTTTACAATATATTATATTTACATATTTCAAATAATTTATAGCACCTTTTAGCGCTAATAGTTCAGCACCTTGAATAGCAATATTTAAGAAATTATATTCTTCCCTATTTATATTATGTAAATGTAAAAAAGTATCAATTGTAATACTTTTAGATTTTATTTCATTTATATATGATATCTTCGGATAAACTTCTTTATGAATATACATATCTAAAATAGACGAAGATGATGTATCATTTGCTCTATATAATATTATATCACAATCATCCTTATCTAATATTATATAATTATATATTTTGTTATCTTTTGACAAAGAAACTAAATCGCTATTTCCTTCTATCCATATTATATCATTATGAGATAATCCTAGTTTAATATATATTGGCAATTCTTCACATTTATGAGCACCTATATGAATACACTTCCTTATTTTTATATTATTAGTTGTAAGCAATTCAATTAAATAATTAGGATTTAGCAACATTATAATATATATAATATAATTATGTTGCGTAATTATATTCAATATCTAAATATAATATAATATTAGATTATTACGGTATAATGACTAATAGTAGCGAACATAATGATATAAATGATCCTATCGTACAAGATGTTCTAAATGAGTTCAGAGATGAAATATTAATATCTAAAAATAATAAAGAAATGAATGTAAATTTACAGCCACCTATAATACACGAGATGCCAAGTATAGGAATACCTAATTCACCCAATAACCCATCATATTCTAATCAATCTAATCAATCTAATCAATCTCATCAATCTCATCAATCTCATCAATCTAATCAATCTCATCAACAAACCTATAATCAATCTCCGAATCAATATTATCCTTCTCAGTCACAATCGTCATATCCACCAAATCCGTCGCAAAATCCATATTCACAACATTTTAATCAACATAATAAAAACGATTATATGTTATATATAGATGTCGAATTGATTAAAAAGAATCTAATAATAGTCATTATAGTATTCTTAATTTATTTTAGTGGAATAATAAATAATATATATGATAAAATACCCGAATATTTACAAGAAAATATTTTACCACTTGATATATATATAAAAACATTATCATTATATATGATACTATATATCATATCATACATAGGATATATATAATTTAATAATTATATGAATTTTGAACATTTTGAACATTTGATGCTCCTTTTGACGGAGAAACTACAAAATATTTGTACGTAAAATAAACACCTATGAAAAAAGTCAAAAATATAGAAAATATGGTAGTTCCAAATATTATACCATAACTTGTAGAATCATATATTTGTTTATTCATAACAACTATTGAAATTATCATTACATTATATATAATTATTATTAAAGAATAAATTGCTATAAATATATTAGTATTTGTATTATATCCCCATAGTAATGATAATATAGTTATAATACTTGCAATCGAATAACCAAATATTATAAATACATCCTTTACAATATCATCATTTTCACTTTGTGAAACAAATGCTTCTTTCATTTTTATTTATATCTAATAATTATTAAGATTATTTATTACAATTTTTATAAAATTTTTTAACATCTATATTAGTTCTAAAAGAATCTTTATCAATATCAATAATTTTAATAGAACTCAATTTTTTAGCACGCGACAATGCGGTATATGATTGACCGCAAGTAAATATATTAGAACCCAAATCTAATTCTAATGCGTCTATCGTCATACCTTGAGATTTATGTATTGAAAGGGCGTAGCATATTCTAATAGGCATATGTATTATATAAGAACTTTTAGAAGATATAACATTATTAAATGTATCAGTAAAATATTTGATTTTATGAATATTTCCCTTAACATCATTAATAATAACAAAATCTTCTCCAAGATGTTTAATAATACCTCGTGTCCCATTAACAAGAGAATCTTCAACATTTATATTTCTAATTACAATAATCTGTGCATTTAATGTTAATTCTATTGTGAATTTTTCACCTTCTTTCTCTTTATCACAACTCGTTACGGCTCTATAAGTTTTAGAGATATTTCCCTCTGCTTTCAATTTTTCTATTTCAATATTATTTATTTTATCAACATTGACATTTATTGGATATAATTTTGTTGGAATAATACCATTCTCAAACTTAGTATCTTTCAATTTATTTAAGACCTTAATAATATTATCCGTACATTTACCTTTTCTAAGAATTTTTAACATTTGCTGAAATAGTAAATCTTCATTATGTCTTATTAATTTTTCCAATAATACTATTTTAATATTCATCTTATTCCATATATCAGCCAAGAAGCAATATTTACCCTTTACAGGTGCAAGTTGACAAAAGTCTCCTACTAGAATTAACTGAATATTACCAAAAAATTTATCATTGGACTTTATAATACTTAATATAATAGATATCTTCTCAAACAATTCTTTATCAATCATCGAAATCTCATCAATAATTAATACATCCAAATTTAATATACTCTCATATTTTTTCTTATTCTTCAATATATTATTCAATATTTCTTTTACACTACCAGTTCCTAATCCAAGTCCTAAAAATGAATGTAATGTTTGTCCTCCAATAATAACAGCAGCAGTTCCTGTAGAAGCCGTAATAGCATATTTCTTATTCGCATTATTCAAATACTCTATAATATATTTAATCGTATATGATTTTCCTGTTCCCGCCGAACCTGTCAATAATATACTATGACCATCCATAACACATTTTAAAGCATTATTTTGCTCTTCATTTAAAAGATTCATTATAAAAATGAGATATTTTATGTCAATATCATTTTTTATTATAATCAAAAAAAAAATATATCGCAATATATCGCAATATTTAACTATAAACAATTATAATATATATTATCATAATGGCAAGGAATCTATTATTTTTTTTATACCTTTATTTTTTTTATTATAATTTGATATAAATATATTATTCTTATTCTGTAGTCTTTTTATAATATCATTGTGATATCGTTCTTCTATTGTTGGTGTAAAATTATAATACCATTTCTTTAATATTTCTATATCTATTATTTTATTTGGATTGCAATTATATTCCTTATACATATACAGGATAGCCCTAGATATAAAACCTCGCGAATCATTATTTGGTACAAATATTTTTTCTTTGTGATTAACGTAATTATTACATTCTAGTTCTACCCAGTGTTTATTTTTAATATCATAATCTTCGTGAAATTTATAATTAGATCTATTGGCATTAAGTGTATTAATAGTCTTGATAATATTATGCATATCATTAGACTGTTTAATATTTAATAAACATTGTGGATATATGTGTTCGGCTGAAACAAACTGTTTATTATAATTACAATTTGCTACTGTATTAGTTAAACTTTTCTTCAAATATTTATTAGTATAAATCATTGGCATTTTAGGATCATTTAATATAGTATCTTTAATAATATTCGTATACTGCATTTTAGCAAAAGTTTTAACACAACTAATTTGTAACAATAATAGCAAGATTATTAATAACATAAACCACTTACTATTAAGAGAGATTATCAATTTTTTCTATATTAGGATACAATATCTTGAAAAATATATACATATTATAATGTATATTATAATTAACATCGGGCTTAAATATATTAAGAAGATTCTTAGATTCAAAATCTCCATGTATCCAATAATGAACCATAATAGGATTTGATGTATATTTTCCAGTTCTAACAGAAGTCCAATCTTTAACTGCTGTAGGAATATTTTCTAATTTTAAATCATTTATAGGATATATCAATTCTCTGTCTTCTATTATGAAAATATCATTTTCTTTCATCTTTTTATCATAATCATTTATATTCGTCAATATATAAAATCCTCCAAATATATCAAATTTGCCAAATAAATCATACCCATGTCTATTTATATATTCAGGAATATTACGTAACAATTTATGTAAAAATATATTATTTTTATTAGCAGCAAAGAAAGCATTGCATATATATCTATCGCTATTATATATTAACTTAGTTTGTTCAACAGGTTCATAACTAATGTAAAAAGTATTACGTTTCATATCTAGCAATTCAGCAAAATCACGTAAAACCAATATATCCAAATCTATATATATACCACCGTGATGATATATAAGTAAAATTCTCGCTATATCTCCTCGTTGTACACCTGTACGTGCCGAATTATATATTTTATAAAAATCAGGATATTCCTCATTTATTAATTTCAATATCATCTTGTCAGTCCATAAAATTATTTCATATCCTAATGATTTCAATAGTTTTGCATTTTCATTACGTATGTAATTAATTATAGGCGGAACAGGGTCATCATTCCATGTTTGATGTATTATTTTAGGTATCATATTATATAATTAATAATAATAATATCTTTATATATTACGTAATTACGTAATCAAAATTATACAGATAAATTCATAAGAAGATTATCTAAGATATAATCCCATACAATTATTCCATTAACTAATTTAATATTAGAAAAATCAAATGATGGTATATAAATAGACATAAAATTATAATTCCCAAAAATATTAAGAGTCCACATAAACTTAAAAATTATTGTATATAAATACATATTTTTAGTATCATCGTAAGATTTATATTGTAATAGCGTATCTCTATAAAAATATACAGGCAATATATGAAAAACAACATTACATATCATATATTCAGTTTGTAATAATCGTTTATCAGAAATATTTTTGATTATTTTATTAAGAACAAATGGTGTATTATCTATAGTTTGAAATAATATTCTTTTATCATAGAGCAAAAAACTATGAAATATTATAAATATATTTAAAGAATTATTGGCAATAAACTTAGATATTAAAAGATTATTAATATCAGCGTAATTAATCAATAAGTAATTTAATAATATTAAATAGATATTCCAATTTGTATATTGATTTATTTTTCTTCGCAATACATCAAATTTGATATTATTTGTATATTTTTTACTAATCATCATACATATAAATATTATATATAGAAATAATTCAAATTGATTACAGTCTTTATTATATATCACCAATTCATTCATTGTATTTATAATATAGATAATATATATTTATCTTATATAATATATTTTATCTTATATAATATTTATTCTAATGGAGAAGAAGTAATAGTCATACCACAATATTCTTCGTTTTTAACTTTGAAATCTTGTTTAATATAAATACCTATATTGATTGATTCTTCTAATATCCATCTAAAATTATCCCAAAATTCTTCTGTATGTCCTATAGTTTCCGTTGATAAATGTGCAAATTCATGTAGTACTACAAAAACCATAGTATTAATATCGACTAATTTATCATTATTACGAAGACATAATATAATTTGTTCACCTTTATTTATAGAATAACTAGTATAACCCGGACTATCAACACCTTCTTTTAATCTATCTGGTCTAAAGTTTTTTTTTAATAATTTAACACGATTATCATTCATACCAAATGATTTCTCGAGATGTTCCATTAAAACTATTAATTTCTCTCGTATTTTAGCAATTAAATTTGCGGCTTCTAACGAATCATCTTTAATTTGAACTATATATTCGTTGTTATCTATTTTACTTTTTACTTTTATTAATCCAAAATTAAGATAATAATTATAAATATAATAAATACATATTAAAGATACTATTATAATAATTAAACCTTCTATAGTTATTTCCATTCTTCTATTACTTATAATAAATTAAAAATTGATTTTAATTAATTATATTTAAATAATTGTCATTATCTATTTATTATGGATAAACCAAGAAAAGATTACGAACCATTAGATAATAAACCAATAGAATTTCAAATTACAGATATCTATATTCCCGAAAATGATAGAAATAAAGATAAGGATTTTGAAGAAATTTATTCAATTATTTTATATGGTGTCTGCAATAATGGCGCTACAATATCAACTACGGTTAAATGTTTTAAACCATTCTTTTATATAAAACCACCAGAGTATTGGGAAAATTATAATAGTAATGTTTTTGAGGCAAATGTAGTAAAACTCAAAAATACTATATTAAATGATAAATATACGGCACAATTCAAAGGAAATAAATATGAGAAAAAAATTATTCCTAATAATATGTTATCTCATTTCTCTAATATTTCTATAGTAGAAAAAAAAGACTTTTGGGGTTTTACTAACAATAAATTATTTCGCTTTATCAAGGTTTCCGTAAAATCTTTAAAATTATATAATAATCTCAAATACTATTTTAAATCTCGTGAGAAGGAAGGTTATAAAGCATATGAAAGCAATATTGATCCATTTCTTAAATATATCCATATTCAAAATATCAAACCGTGTGGATGGGTAAGAATTGAAAAATATGATATTGCTGAAGATACAGGAAGATGTAATTATAATATAAGTGTCGATGGTAAAAACGTTATTCCATTAGATATCAATAAAATAGCACCTATTCTAATAACCTCTTTTGATATAGAATGTACCAGTAGTCACGGCGATTTTCCTGTAGCCATTAAGAATTATAGTAAGGTCGCACAAGATTTGGCATTAGTGGCAAAAGCAGGATATGAATATACGAGTGATTTTATAATTTATTGGTTAAAGAATATTTATAAAAAAGATATCATTATAGATCAAGCAATTGATTTAAAAATTAATCGTGTATATACTAAGAGAAAAATAAGCAATCAGTATATTGATAGTATTCCAGTGCTTTTAGAAAAAAATATGAATGATATAATATCTATACTAGATAAAATATCAGCATCTGTAAAATCAACTTCTCATAGTGAAGAAGATGTAGAAGAAATAGAAGAAGAAAATGAAGTAAATATGACAATTGCTCAATTGAATGAAGAAGAAACAAAATTAGCAAAAATTTTAGATAGTTTATTAGTTCCCTTAGAGGGTGATAAAATTATTCAAATTGGCACAACGGTTCATATTTATGGATCTGAAAAAATAATATATAAAAATATTATAACATTAGATACATGCGATATAATTGAAGAGTGTGATGTTTTATCATGTTCTACAGAAAAAGAATTATTAATAAAATGGAAGGAATTAATGAATGAATTGAACTCGGATATTGTTACAGGATATAATATATTTGGTTTTGATATGCCATATATTTGGGATAGAGCAAAAGAGCTCGGAATATTAGAAGAATATAGTATAGGATGGGGTAGATTAATAACCCGTAAAACGTCACTTGTTGAACAAAAATTATCATCATCTGCTATGGGAGATAATATTCTTAGATATATTGATATGGATGGAGTGGTATTAATCGATTTATTAAAAGTAATGCAAAGAGAACAAAAATTGGATAGTTATAAATTAGATAATGTGGCATCAATATTTTTAGGCGATAATAAGAATGATTTAAAGCCGCAAGAAATATTCAATAAGTTCAAAGGTGATTCTAAAGATAGATGCGAGATTGCGAAATATTGTATTCAAGATTGCTGTCTTGTTAATCGTCTTATTCATAAATTAAAGATTATAGAGAATAATATTGGTATGGGTAATGTTTGTTTAGTTCCGCTTAATTTCCTATTTCGCAGAGGTCAAGGCATTAAAATATTCTCTTTAATTGCTAAACAATGTATGGAAAAAAATACACTTATCCCTACTATTAAATCGTATGATAATGATGTAATTGATATTGAAGATGGATATGAGGGTGCGGTTGTCTTAGACCCTAAAGAAGCAATATATTTAAACGACCCTATTGTAGTATTTGATTACGGGTCTCTATATCCTTCATCTATGATTTCAAATAATTTATCTCACGATTGTTATTTGATAGATGAAAAATATAGGGTCGCCGATCCTAATATAGAATACAAGAATATCTATTATGATATATATGAAGGTAAGGGAGATAAGAAGAAAAAGATTGGAGAAAAAGAATGTACGTTCGTACAATATAAAGATGGGCGTAAGGGAATTATTGCGGACATTTTAGATATGCTTTTAATTGAAAGGAAAAATACGAGGAAAAAAATAGAATATAAGACAATCAAAGATGCCACAAATACATATATTGGATTTTGTATAGATAAGGGCGAAATATACAATATATTTAATATAGATACAGAAGAAAGTTATAATATTCAAAAAGATAGTGTAATATCAATTGAAGATACATATAATACATTTGAACAGGATGTATTAGATTCGCGACAGATTGCTTATAAAATTACAGCAAATTCACTATATGGTCAAATTGGTGCTAGGACATCATCAATATATTTGAAAGAAATAGCCGCGTGTACTACCGCAACAGGAAGAGAAATGATTATGATGGCTAAGAAATTTGTAGAAGATAATTACGGTGCTGATGTTATATACGGTGATACTGATTCTATATTCTGTAAATTTCCATTAAAAGACGAGGAAGGAAATATAGTATTGGGAAAGGACGCATTGCCTTATGCTATAAAGATGGGTAAAATTGTAGAAAAAGAGATTGCTAAAATAATGCCTAAACCTCAGAAATTAAATTATGAAAAATCACTATATCCATTCATATTGCTAAGTAAAAAGAGATACGTTGGAAACTTATATGAAACGGATATTAATAGTTATAAACAGAAATCTATGGGAATTGTATTGAAACGACGTGATAATGCTCATATTGTTAAGAAAGTATATGGAGGAGTCATTGATATAATATTGACAAAACAAGATTTGGCTTCTTCTATAGAGTTTCTAAATGAAGAATTAAAGGACTTGGTAGAAGGCAAAACATCTATACAAGAATTAGTAATTACTAAAAGTATAAAGGCGTCTTATAAAGACCCTTCAAAAATTGCCCATAAGGTTTTGGCAGATAGAATAGGTGCAAGAGATCCAGGAAATCGTCCTTGTGTAAACGAACGCATTCCATTTGTATATATAAAAACTAATAATCCAAACTCTCTTCAAGGAGACAGGATAGAAAACCCCGAATATATAGTAGAGAATAAATTGACACCAGATTATCTTCATTATATAACGAATCAAATAATGAAACCTATTATTCAATTATATGCTTTGTGTATCGATCAATTGCCAGGATATGATAAAGATGAAGAATATTGGCAAAATGTTGATAAAGAATTATTAACTAAACCGATGTATCAGGATAATATTCGTAGAAAAAACAGATTAGATAATTTAAAATTATTGAATGTTAAAGAGTTATTATTTGACAAGTATATTAACATATTAAGTGAACCAAAAGTTAAGAAAATATCTAAGTCAGTGAAGGCCAATAAGATTACTAATATTGAAACTGTAAATGATAATAAGAATATTATAGGAGAATGTGATGAGATTATTAGCACCGATAAGGAGAAGATGAAAAAATCTGATAAAAATATTGAAGATGGAACATTTAAAGTAGATATTAAAATTACTAAGAATATTAAGACAGGTGTTATCATTTCATCTGCTTATATTGGTGATGGAATATACAAAATATGGAAATATCAAAAAAATAATTGTAAGGATAAGAATAAAGAAGTAATAAATATTATAAGTAAAATCATTAATTATGATAAAAATAAGAAATATGTGATTACATTGAATAATAAGAAATTTATAACTGAATATAATACAGCAGTAGTATATTATAAGGATATAGAAAAATCGAAGGAAACTAATATATTAGGTGATATATTCAATACTCAAAATATAGGAGACCTTAAAATCATTAATAATATTAGAAGATTTAAAGATATTATTGGTGATTATAAGATGTTCTCAATTGTCTCCAAATAAATATTTAATAATTGTAGCGGCTTTCTCCTTACCTACTCCATCTATTTTACATAATTCTTTAGTTTTATTTTCATTATTTATTAAACTCGTGATTAAAGTAGGCATATTTGGATATATCTTGGCAATATTCTTTGCTATTATATTTGAAATATGAGGAATCTGTGATAACTGCATAATATAACAGGTGTCAATATCAATATTATCTATTTTCTTTTTTTTTAATTTAATATGGTCTGTATAACATAATGTTTCATTTTCATTGCTATGAACATAAGTAAATTTTTTAGGATTTTCTATTATTTTAACTGCTATTGATAACAATAATGTGGCTGTTTCGCTAATTTTTTTTGTAAATAAAACCCTGATATTATCACGAAACATAGTATTTATATAAGCACCTTGAATAATTGATTTATTTGAATATATTTTAGAAGATATAACATCATCTTCTTCAATAATATATGATAATTGATATTTAGAATAACATGATAACATCCGCGCCTTCTGTTCTCTATATCTTCCATCATGTATAGAAGATATAAGATCTTTGACAGTTTTTCTTTCAAATATATATAGAATATCATTATATTTAATATGAATATCTCCAATATCTAATGTTTCTTTTATAATATCTATTTTATCCTTGTAAATATCTAAATCTCTGTCAAATATATCGTTATATAATGATTCTTCACGAACATCAATAGCAATAGTTAATTTATCATTCATTTATAATATATATTATTATATATTATTATATATTATTATATATTATTATATATTATTATATATTATTATATATTATTATATTTATATATTACAGATGTTAACAAATGAATAATTATTTAGATAAACTAATTGGGGATGATGAATTGCTTACATACATATGTTTAATACTAGCAATCTTTAATATATTATTAATATCTATGATTATAAATGATATAGAAAATTATTTTAGTATCTATATTTTTATATTATTTGTAGTACTTTTCTTAATATTTATAGTATATTTTTTATTGAAAAAGAAAGATTCTGATAATAAAGACGATGAAATAAAATATGACTGGTATTTTTATTTACGCATTAGCATAATAATTCTTGTATTTTTAAATTTTGCCCTATACATATACAAGATATCAAACGACTCTTCTATAGACCTCTCGAAAAATGGCGGCGGAGGCGCTTTTTCAAGACAAGGAACAAAGGTATCTTCAATACAATCAGAAACAGAAACAAATACTGACGATAATATAAATAAAAAAAAAAGATTACTAGTTAAAAAATTAAATGAAGAAACGGCAAGGAAAATATTACTTGTGAAAGGAAAACAAGCATCTGAAGAGTATTATATAACTAAAGAAAATATAAGAAATCCAGAAATAATAAAAAAAAAAATAGCCGAATCAAAGAAATCTTTAAAAGCCGAAATAGATGCGATAAAAAAAGAGAAAATACAAAAGAGAAATCAAATAATAGATGATGCTAGAAAAGATATAAGTCTAAGTAAAATATCAAAAAAATCATGGAAAACATCTAGAAATAATAGGGTGCATCCGAGTTAATACTTAATTAATTCGATTTTAACTTGATTAGAAAAATAACAAAAATAAATAAAAAGTGATAGGATTTATAATATTATATACGATTTATAATATGGATTCATATGGACTTATAGAACCTGCGGGAATTGCTTTAACTAATGAAGAAATTATTATTCTTACGGAGAATTTTGCCAAAGATTATATGAAAAAATATGATGATTCGCATAGTTTTGACCACGCAATGAGAGTTAAAAATATAGCGACAATATTGGCATCGTCAGTAAATCTAAATGAAGAACAAATATTTATAATTCAATTGGCCGCACTTACACATGATATTAATGATAGTAAATATAATAATGGCGAAAATACACAAGAAGATATATTAAGAATTTTCTTTAATAATTTGATAAAAGATAAACAAGAACTTGAAAAAATTATATATATTGCGTGTAATGTAAGTTTATCTGTAGAATTAGCAAATAACAATGATATGTGTTTTATAGAATTAGATTGCGTTAGAGATGCGGATCGTATAGATTCATTAGGGTCGATGGGAATATCTAGATATTTTACATATGGTATTATAAAAAATCATAGTAATATTAAAAGTATTATAGAAAATATAGAAAATCGCACAAATATTTTGATGAATAATATAAAGACTGATATGGGTAAAAAAATAAGTAAAGATAAATATAAAATAATTAAAATGTTTATAGAAGATTATCATAATACTATGTTTTATCAATAGTTTTCATAGTTCTGTTTATAAACTTATCAATGATAGTTTTAAGAATTATCTTAGCATCATCGCATTTAATCTCTTTATTAATCTTATCAATTAGATATTCACTTTCGCGTTTAACATTCAATTTTTTAATATATTTATTTCTCTTTTTTTTCATAATAATATAATTTTGTAGCAAACTAATGGCTTCTTTCTTATCGACATTAACAATAATTATATAGTTATTATTAATAATATTATAAGTTAACATAATTAGATTAATATTATCCAATATTTTGTAATGTTTTTTATAATTACTAATAGAATTATCAAAACCATACTCGCTAATAATACTATTCATATCACTATTATTCATCAGTTTTATTTCTTCATTTACGTAAATAGATATGATATTTTTTAATTTGAAATAATCTATATTGTTTAATTCGTTATTTAAATTCATTTTAGCAATAATATTTTTTGTAATATGTAATAATTTTTTATGATTATTTGCACTAATATTTAAAACATTTTTTGTATTTGCTTCAATAGAAAACATTTATTCTTAATTAAATATTAATAAAGTAATTATCAATTTTTATAAATATTATATACAATTATCATAATCGCTTGTAAATGTTTTAACATATGTCGCAAAAGGACCTTTTTCGCATTCTCCTAATGATTTAAAATTGTAACTTTGCGGACATTCTTGTGTAAATTTTTTAGTAGTTTTTGCCTTTGATTGGTAATCAAATAATTCAAATGAATTTAATTGATTTTTAAAATTATCGCTAATACCATATTGAAATTCCCAATCTCCTTTATTATATATGGGTTTTTTATATATGCAACTTTTTTTACCAATAGACATTCCAGATAAAAGACTATTTTCCTTACCTTTAATATCTGCTATATTATCATTATAATAATGATGGCTATTACATAATTCCATATTAATATTAGCATCAAATAATGTTCGCTGATTATCTGTATAATTTTTAGATAATAAACTCATATTTTCACATGATATTTTAGAACTTAAATCTTTTAAATTATATTCTGTAAGTTTATTAGTATTATTTATTTCACTGTAATAATTATTCATAATTCTATTTATATTAAGATAGATTAAAATAATAAAATATATATTATATAGAAGATTTAATATTTTATGTTTTATAATTTGAATTTTGATAATAAAAAGAGCATTAATAATTTAATTTTAAGTGAAGATAATGTTACAATACTTTACTATTCAACCATGTGCGGATATTGTATTCAATTGAAACCTACATGGCATAAACTATGTAATAGCATAAAAAATAATAATAAAATAACTATAATTAATGTCGAATCAAACAATATTAAATATTTACGCGCTAAATATAAGAAAAATATAATGGGTTATCCTACAATAGTTAAGTTCAGCAAAGGAAAAAAAATAGAAGAGTATAGTGGCAATAGAATATATAATGATATGAAAAAGTTTGTTAAATAAAATTTACAAAAATAATTTAAGGATAAAAAGTAAATATAATATATAATGGATAATTTGAATATTGTAGATGATATTATTAATAATAATAACAATGAACCTACCACAGAAGAATTGGAAACTTTTAAAAATCTCGTAAATGATTGGTTTAAATATGACGACCAGATTAGAAAATTGAATATTGCTATGAAAGAACGCAAGAATTATCAAAGAGTTTTAAATAATAAAATAGAGGAGTTTATGTTTAATTATAAATATAATGACCTTAATACGCAACACGGGAGAATTAAAACAAATGTTAAAGAATGTAAAGTTCCTATCAAAATGAATGATATTAAAACGAAAATAATTAAATATAATGAATTGTCGGGAGAAGAATTGTTAAAAAAAATATTTGAAGAAGAACGTGAAATAGTAGTTAAAAAGAATATTAAGAGAATTATTCCCAAAGTATCACTTACTCTATAAATATATCATAATTATAAAAAACATTTGCAACAATTATTTTTATTAGTAATATTTCCTCTAATATTATCATATTCATATGATGTTGAATAATAAACATTTTTTAAATTGTATCTTATTATAAGACTTTCACAATCTAAACACGGGCGAGAATATTTTAAAGGGTTATTAAAACTATTTGGACCTATTCTTACAACATATATATCACATTCATTAAGAATTCCCTTATATTTCTTATTTATTTTTGATATTGCCGACACTTCTGCGTGCATACTATTACCCTTTATATAATGATTATATCCCGATGATATAATTGTATCTTTATATACAATTATAGCACCGTGTTTATGAGGATTACCAGGAGACTTTATGGCAATTTTTGCGGCAATATTCAAATAATTTCTTTGTTTTTCATTAGTATTTTTAACAATATTATCATCACCAATCTTATACTTTGGTATTCTTTTATTATTTTGAATACTCTTAGCATTTCTATCGTCTAACATTGAAATATTATTTTGATGTATATTATATAATATATATTTATATGTTTTATATCAATTTTTATATATTATATATCTATAATGATGTCTAATTAATAATAATATTTTCATTTAATTCTTGGTCATTTAATTCATGTTCATAACATAGATTGTGTACTTTTAGAGGTGCTATTCTTCCTACACGTTGTGCTCTTCCTATCGCTTGTTGTTTATCAGCATCCATAGAGTGTAATATAATTACATCAGTGGCAATACTAATATCAATACCAGAACCAGCGTATTGTGTTGTTAATAAAATTACATTTGTATTACCATATTTAAAATTATTTAAAATATTCATCATTTGATTTGTATTACCTTTAAGACAAGCATGTGTAATATTATTAATTGTTAAAATCTCTGTTATTTTAGAAAATGCCGCATCAACACGACTAAATACGATAAATTTCCCCTTTTTATTATTTAGAATCAATTCAATTAATGTATCTTCTTTACTTAGAATACCTTTGCCAATACAATCTTTATTAGATTTTTTAGATACTTCTTCAATTTTTTCTGGAACAATAGCAGTTAAATTATCTGTACTTGTTATTTCACTTCGACAATTAGGGCATCTTTTAATATTATCGGCAGACGCATTATTATTATTTAATAAATTAATAATACAACTTCCGCAAAATATATGAGTACAATCTAAAATTATTGGATGTGTGATATTGTCTAAACATATCGCACATGTTTTACTTTCAATTTCAGATATTCTTTCTGTCAAATCTTTAAGTTTTTCATTTAAATTAATAAGTTCTGTTTCTATAATCTTTAATTTATTTGATTTTACTTCTTCAGGAATATCTAGAAGAGTAATATAATCTTTTTCTTTATATTTATTTTGTATAGCCTTATTCATATCTGCGCATATTAAATTAGCAATCCCTGTTTCTGTTTCATTTTTTCCACCTAATTCTTTAATAGCACCTGATATATCATTCGCATTAATTTTTTCAAGAACATTTTGATTGATATAATTTTTAATTACTTTTAAATATTTGGACATTTTACATAAATAAAATCTTTCAACTATTTGAGGTATATCAAAACTCTCTTTAACAAAATCCTTATTACATTTTACTAAAATAAAATTTAAATAATCTTCTTTTATGAACTCCTTAATATTATGATGCAATGAAATAGAAGACGAATAAATACGATCACAGATATTCAAATATGTTCCGCTAATTAACCAAAGATATAAATATGAAAGTGTTTCTATTTTATTAATAATATCGTGACATTCATCTACGATAACACGTTTCCAATTATAAATATACGAGGAATGTTTTAGTTCTTTATATAACGATGAATAATAAGGATCATAATATTTAAACAATATGGACAGTGTAGTATTTTTAATAAGAATTACGTCATATTGATTAAAATAATTGATAATTTCATCGCAATTTTTATCATATGATGGCATATGCTTATTAATAAAATTCAAATTTTCAACAGCCAAATATTTTAAATTAGTGCTTTCTTTTAGTGTCCTTTCCCATTGAACATAAACTGGCCCGCGAGGAACTATAATTAGCGTAGAATTAATTATTTTCTTTAAACTCGCTATATTTTTATTTTTAGAACTAAGTTTAAAATAATTATAAGCCTTTGAACTATGATAACTAATTATTTTTTCATTGTTGATTTTAATATTATCAAGATTGTTATGGGCGACAATTGATAACGCAGTCAACGTTTTGCCATACCCTACAATATCTCCCAAAATACCTATATTTGATTCAACTTCTTCTCCGCTAGCATATACTATCTTTCTATGATTTTCCATCATTATCGCTTTATATAAACATGCTAATTGATGAGGTTTTAATTGTTTTTTAATCTTAGTAGGTTGAATACATCTATGAGAATTAGAATCTAATTCAATATTATATATGATATTATCATAGTTATAATCAGACATTTATACGTATATTATATTATAATATACAAATATATTTTATATACATTTATAATTGTCTGTAAAATGATATAAGAAATAATTTCAAATATTAAATATAATGAGCGAAGAAACTATTATAAAAGATGCTATAATAAATGTAGATAATACAGAAACTAAATATGATACGACGAATGAGAAGAATATTTTAAATGAAAAAGATAAGGATGTTAATGATATTAAAATGACACGTATTATATTTGCTTTACCTGGTGATAATTTTAGTTCAAAGTTTCTAATTTCGTGGACATCTACAATAAGTAAAATTATGGAAATGCGAAAATATGATATTTTGATTTCTCCGGCAACCGGTTCGTTTGTTTCATTTGTTAGAATGAAAACCTTAGGACTTGATACATTGCGAGGAGAAACACAAAAACCATTTAATAATCAAGATTTTGATATATGGATTACTATTGATAGTGATATAATATTTACCCCCGAACAAGTTATTGAATTAATTGAATCAACAGAACATCATCCTGTAGTTGCTGGTATGTATAGAATGTCTGATTTAATAAATTATGCCTTTGTTAAAGACTGGGATATAAATCATTTTAAAGAAAATGGTACATTTAAGTTTAGTACTCCGGAAGAAATAGAAGTATGGAAAAAAGAAACATCATTTAAATATTATCCTGTTGCTTATACTGGAATGGGTTTTATGGCTATTAAAAAAGAGGTTTTTGATAAAATGCAATATCCATATTTTGATTCTGAAATAAATGTAATTGTTGCTGATGATGGAAAAATTATAAGAGATATTTGTAGCGAAGATGTAGCATTTTCTAAAAATATTATTAAAGCGGGCTATCAAATAATGATAAATACTGATATTCGGGTAGGACACTTAAAACAACTTGTTATTTAAAATATTATTTAAAATATAGAATATAATGAGTATTGTTTTTTCATTAATAGAATATGCCAATGGTTATTATCCACTTTTAATTCTTATAATATATATATTATATTATTTAATATCTAACTCTTTTGTATTTATAATATTAATCTTAATAGGAATTTTAATAGGTTTCTATATAACATATAGATACCGAGAGAATTTATTATATTATTATTCTTATTTATAATTTTATATTATTAAAAATATTATTTAATATACTATTTAATTTATTATTTTTTTTTTTATTTTCAGCATTATTAGTATTTTTCATTTTATTTCCTTGCTTTCTTGCTCCTCCTTTACTGTTTATTTTACTTTGTTCTTTTAATTCTACATCATCTGGTAGCACTTTTTCTTCATCATCTGATAGCGCGTTTACTTCATCATCTGGTAGCACTTTTTCTTCATCATCTGATAGCGCGTTTACTTCATCATCTGGTAGCGCGTTTACTTCATCATCTGGTAGCACTTTTACTTCATCATCTGGTAGCGCGTTTACTTCATCATCTGGTAGCGCTTTTACTTCATCATCTGATAGCGCTTTTACTTCATCATCTGGTAGCGCTTTTACTTCATCATCTGGTAGCGCTTTTACTTCATCATAAGTTTGTTCTTTTAATTGTTCATTTTCTAATCTTTCACGCTCTAATCTTTCACGCTCTAATCTTTCGGTATTAATAGATTTTTTATCTTTTTCTTGTTCAAATTTTTCAGGTTTATTATTATTTTGTGAAAAAAAAGATGGAAAATAAGAATATTCTTCTGTTGGTTGTACAGGTTGATAAGTTTGAGCAGGTTGATAAGTTTGAGCAGGTTGATAAGTTTGATCAGGTTGATAAGGTTGAGCAGGTTGATAAGGTTGATAAGGTTGAGCAGGTTGATAAGGTTGAGCAGGTTGATAAGGTTGAGCAGGTTGATAAGGTTGAGCAGGTTGATAAGTTTGATCAGGTTGATAAGGTTGAGCAGGTCTATTATCTATAATAGGTAGCGTTGGTAAATTTCCATTTATTTCTTGAACGGATGGGTAAGATGAATAATAATAATATACAAATGAAGCACATATAATTAAAAATATAAAAATACCTATTCCTATCAAAACCCATTTAAATTTTCCTATTATATCATCTTTATCATCTTTATCATCTTTATCATCTTTATCATCTTTATCATCTTTATCATCTTTATCATCTTTATCATCTTTAGTTTTTGATTTGCTTATATTTGCTAATTTATCTTCTTCATTTCTTTTAGCAATTGTATTGCTTAAATTATTTGCCAATTCATCGTTGTTAGTTATAAAATCTTCAAAGTTTTTATTTAATAAGTTACCTACATCTTCCAAAATACGATTTTCATTATTTTTTTCTAATACATTTATTAATTTATTTATTAATAATATATCCATAATTTATATTTGTTCTATATTAATAAATTATAAAATAATATGTTTTTCTTCTTTATAGATTAGATATATAATGGAATTATTGAAACCTATTATTGTAAAAAGATGGATATCTGAAATTAAATATATAGAATATATATTTGATAATAACGTAGATAATAAATATGATAATGATGTTATAATTATTCCTGAATATATTTTTCAAGATGATAATAAAAAGGATGCCTTAAATAAAATAGCATATCATATATATAATTATGAAAAAAAAAATCTAACATTTCCATATTATTGTTGGGATGATATAAGTAAAAAATCACTTTTATTTGATATTAAAAATATACATTGGTCTGGTTATAATATTAATCCATTTAAATCAAAAGATAAAAAATCAAAACAATTAGATGAACCTATCGAATATATTAATAATGATAATAATGAATTATTTAATTATGATAAAATAAATATAGTTTTTTACAATGATTTTAATTATGATATTAAATATTATTATAATAAAAATGAAAATTTTAATATCCATGAAGTATCTAAATTAATTAAAAATGAGATTAAAATTATAGACCTATATAAACTACCTATAACAAAGATAACAGAACAGAATGAATATTATAATGAGGTTATATTTGAATATAAAATGGAATTTATGGAATCTTTAATAATACTATTTGATAAATTTAAAACAGACGAGGAGATACAATTAATTCAATTTGTTAATAATAATAATGCAATCTATAAATTATATAAATATCACACATTTGATAAGAAAGATTTAGATTATAAATTTAGATTAAATTCTAATAAAAAAGAAAGTAAAGATATATCTTTAATAAATCTTTATTACAAAAATAAAAATACTAAATTATCAATATCTAAAGATGGAATATTTAAATTAATTTTTAAATATGATATTGATAATGGAACTAATAAAGCAAATATACTACTTATTAAAGATGATATTGTTAAATATTTAAGCAAATTTAATATACATTCTCAATTTAAAGAAATAGATATTAATCTTCGTGTAAATTATTCAATAGATAATTTAGAATATCAAAAATTAATAAAAAAAATAGGAACATATACAAATATATTTGAGGATTTTATAATTAATAAAAAAAAATGTAAAGGAGTTTTTAAATACAAAAGAATATCAGGAAATTCAATTATTTTTGATCTAGATCTCTTTATAATTAACAGATATTATATTGAAGATAATATAATTGATGAAATCTTTACTGTATTGAAAAATATGGGTATCAATATAACAATGAATTATATTAAAGGAGTTATTGATAAAAAAGCAGAGATTGATAATATTAAATCAAAAAAATATAATGATGACGCTAAAGAAGAAACAATAGTAATAATTAAAGAATATAATAATAATATTGATTTTTATGTTGACATTAAGAAAGCAGATTCTTTCTTAGTGCTAGATAATTTAAAATTTTGGTTAATTAAAATAATTGAAGATGTACGCAATGAACAAAAAAATAATGCTCCTAAGAAAAAAATAATAAATAATCTTATCTTACCAAAACCTACTAAAAAAACAAGTTATAAATCTCCCAAAAAATCTTCTTCATCCTCTAAATCAAAAAAATCAGAAGATAGTTTTGTTTTTAATGATGAAGATTTAAATATTTTCAAAAGCAGTTCTGGAGGTGCTAAAAATAGTATTAATGATAATAATTACTTAATAAATAAATTAAATAATGCGGATAAGGAACTCTATAAAGATAGAGGTAAAGGTAAAAATCCAGCAAGAAAATGTCAAAAAGAATATCAACCACTTGTACTTAAGAAAGATGAAATAGAAGCATTGAAAAAAAAAGGGATAGACCCTTATGATAAAAATGTTTTTGATAATTATATTGAATATGGCAGCAGTAAAGAAAATAAAAATTTTTATACTTGCCCGCGTATATGGTGTCCTATTAGTAATATTCCATTGGAAGAAAAAGAAACTTCGAGTAAATCATTAAAATGTCCAGAAGAAAATGAAAAACCTATAATGATGAATGAAATTATGAAAAATAAAAACAAATCAAGATATGTTTATTTACTCAAAGGAGATATAGAAATACCATGTTGCGGTAAAAGAAATCCTGAAAAAAAAGGGATAAAAATTCTTGAAAATAAAAAAGTTCCTAAAAAACTAAAAAAAGATGATAAACAATTAAAAATAAAGGATGTTTCGATGGAATCTAAAAAAGAGTCTGAATATAAAGATTCTAAAGATAATATTATTAATGAAAATGATAAAAATTATATTATGAATAAAATACCTGTTCCTAAAAATCGTTTTGGCGGAGTGCAAAAAGAAGTATATCATATATTGTTTAATAATCATAAGGATTATACAAAAACTTGTTTATCAAATAATAATATAAATAAAAATAATTGTGTCTTAAGAAAAGGTATCAATAATAGTGATAATATTATTAATTCAATAGCATATTTATTAGGAACTAATAAAGAAGGTTTTATAGAATATATTGAGAATAATCTTGATATTGTAAAATTCTTATCTTTAGAAAATGGTAATGTATTTAAAGATTTTGCTGATATAGAACCATTAATACCTGATTTAAACAATGAATTATATATAGAATTCTTAAATTTTAACAAGAAAACTAATAATATATCATTAGAAATACCTGATATAGACAATAATACTCCATCCGCATTATATCAAAAATCAAGATTATTATATATATATAAATCATATAAAAAATTTATTAAATATCTTAAAACAGAAAATAGTAATTCTGATATTGTTCATTATTTATATACATTAGTTGCTATATTATATAATAAATTAATTGTATTATGGAATGTTGAAATAGGACATCCTCATAACGATGTAAGTATAGTATGTCCTCGTTATTCAACAATAAATGATTTATTATTATATTTAGGAAAGAAAGCGAAAGTAATAATGATTATGATAACGACAGAAAATAAAATAAAGGATAATTTATCAGTATTATATTACGAACCTATCATATTAAAATCATTAAATAAAAAAGAGGTCACATATTTTAATTTAGAAAAACATATTAATATTAAAAATATATTAGATAAATGTACAACAAACATATACAATTCTAATGAACATTTCGTAGAAAATATAGAAAATATGAAAACAATTAAAACATTTATAAATAAAAAATTACAACCAAATTATGAAGGAAGCAAAGGTGAAATATTTAGAACTGTAATAATAAATAAAGATCTTTCTATTGATAAAATAATATTAAAAAAAGACAATACAGTAATATCTTTTATAAAATTTAAAAAGATATCAATTATTATGTTAGATTTAATTATAAAAAATTTACATATAAAAGATGTAGTATTTAGCGATGATATAAATAACAAAACATTCGATGTATATATATTGAAAGATACATATACAGAAATATGTAAGAAGTTTGAAAAAATAGATATAGAAGTTGATATTGGAGAAATTACAAAAGATACAAAGGATAATGGAACTACTATTAAAAACAAGATATTATTTAAAGCAGACGAATATAATAAAAATCGTGGAATAATCATTAATATTCCAAATAAATACAATGATTATAATAAATATTCGCGAGAACAGATTATGTGGCAGGATATGAAAAAAACAATTTACAATAATTTGCTAGAAAAGAAATATGATGACAAATATTACAAAGATTTATCTATAAAGACGCGAAAAGAAATTATTAAAATTTTATTGACCAATATTAGTGAAAATAAAAATTATAATTCTAAGGAATTACGAAAATTACAAATAATATTAGAAGGTATTAATATATATTCAAGAGAAAGCATAAAGAACTGGTATTCTAATAATTTGTCTTATGAAAAATATAATTATGTCAATGATATTTCAAATAATATAAAGGAAGATGGGGATGAATTAATATTTACACAATATTTAGTATCTGAAAAAATACCTGACAAAATAATAAGAGACAGAGATTATTTACCTAATAATAATATTAAAAATACAAACATAGATTTTTATGAATTAAAAAATAATATGAATATATCAAATTCTTCAAATAAAAATAAGATTATTCCCTCTAATTGGCAGGGAGTTGAAAAGGCAATGCCTAAAAAATGGGAAAAATATAAAAAAAAAATATGGTATAAACTGAAATATATTGAGTCTGTTTATACTGAAAAAAATATTTCTGATTTGTTTGAATTTTTACTTAATTATGATAATAAAAAAATAAATAATATTATATCATTTGATGATATAATTCAATATACTTATAATGAATATGAAGATATATTACTTGATAATTATAAAGATGATAAATATGCTATTGATATGATATTTAGTGATCCGCATTTTAGAATGGTTTATATCAATACTATGAATATTATCAATAATACTAATAAAACTTTTAAAACAAAAAGAATATTTTTAGACGAATATCTATATAAAAGTAGTTTAAATGAAAGAAAAAATATATTAAATCGTATTAAGAGCGATAATGCTATTAAATATTATAGCGGTAATACTTTAAAACAAATAGCAACTTATTTAGATATTAATATAATAGTTATATTAGAACGTATTGATTATGGAAAAGGCGTTAATGTTAAAAAAAGAGCAGGTAGTAAAGATTTGAAGGTTTCTATGAATTATTATAATGCTGGTAATAATAATAATCATGAAGAATTATTAAAAAGACCTTTGATTATGCTTTATCAAAAGATAGAAAAATCATTTATAAGTTATTATTTAATTAAAAATATAGATGGCGATTCATTTGTTTATAATGAACTAAATAATGCTAACCAAGATATTAAAAATATAATATCTCATCACGATTCGCACAATAAAAGTAATTCCCCTACAACTATCAAAGTATAATCTAAATATATCTTATTTTTTGTTCAGGTAATTTATAGCATTTGCTATTTGTTGTCGATATATCTTTATTTAGATTAAATTCGACTTGTAAATCATCTTCGTCGATATCATTTATTTCATCGTTATTAATATCATCTATAATATCTTCATTTATACTCGGTAATTGTTTATTTGTATCTCGAACATCTTTTAATAATTCAATCATATAATCTTCATCTATTAAGATTTTACTATCTCCTGTACCACAAGGCGGCTGTTGACCCAACATTACATTGGCGGATACGCCATTTACTTTATCATATTCTGCGAAAATGCTTGCATTAATTAACATATCTGTAGTTTCTTCAAATGATGATTTCGCGAGTGGACCAATATCTCCTCTATTGATGCCGTGTCTATCTATTGACATTAATTGACCTTTATAAGTCATTGTATCAATAAGCAATGACATATGTCTGTAATTCATAGAACCTTCATTTGTCACAATAAGTAATTCTTTATAAAGAGCATATCTTGCCGCTTCAATACCAAGAGTATCATATATCTCACGAATATCATTAGAAATTGTGCGAGTAGTATCAATATTAGGATTTGATAATAATTCAATCAAATTTGTACCATCAGTATCCAATACCCATTCAAGCATTTCGTCAAAATTATTAGTATCATCATTATATCTATAACACTTCTTTTTATCTAATGATACCTTTTTAATACCTTTATAACCTTTCAATAATATTTGATGTACGATATTGTGCTCTATCGCTTTAATTGTTGCTATTTCATCTCCGTCTTTAAGAGCCATATCAGTTAATTTAATACGGAATACGCATTCTTCGGCATTATCGTCGCTATAAACACATTCAATATATTTATCATAAGTAGTATTTAATTTTGTATAAATATCTATCATTTTTAAATTACAAGAAAGCATTTTAAATTTATCAAATACTAATCTTAGAACCCAAGGCGATGAACTTTTAGATTTAGAAGCATTTCCATACAATTCTTCAAATTCTTTATAGATATTCATAATTCCTTGATCTTCTTTTATATTCGTTTCGTAATATTCGCCATTATCCCAATATATTTCAGTATATTTTAGAATATCCGATAGTTTCGTAATTTCAATAGAGTTCTTTACATTCATTGCATGATTTTTCGTTATATCAATTCTGTCATCATTTAAATCCCCATTTTCATTTCTTTTAGGATTTATAACACACGATATATCATTCTTCATATATATCGTTAATGTAGGCGTTTTAGTCTTTTTAGTGGCCGACAAAATTTCTTTAAGACGCGGAACTCCAGAAGTTGCTTTTACCGCAGCAGCAGTTCCGGAAACGTGAAATGAATCAAGTGTCATTTGCGTCCCTAACTCTCCAATTGTTTGTGCTGCAATGATTCCCACCATTTCGCCTGGTTGTGCTATAGCCTGATTAAAATATTCAATAACTTGTGATACAATCCAATCAAATATTTCAACAGTGAAATGATAGTGGAATATTAATTTTTTAGGATTTAGATATTGTCTCAATAGAATATTGAGATATCTCATACCCTGTTTACGATTTTTAATATATAGTTTATCATTTAGATTATCAATATTATCTAAAATATAATCAGGTGTTAAATCAGTTTTAATACCCGAAATATTGATTGCTTTAATTCTATTATGAGCAGTTGTAATAATTCTACTAAATGGAATAGGATAGTTAATTACATTTTTTTTATCGCGATTAAAGATTTTCTTAATCAAGAATAGTTTATCTTCAATCATTTTCTCAAAATGCTCATTACACCTTGCGTATGTTTTTTCATTAATTGATTTCAAAGCATCTTCCGTAATATGAACATTGATATTATCAGTGCTTTTTAAATTATATTCAAAATCTAATTCAATATTATTTTTATATATAGTATCTATTACTTGAACTTCTATTTTACAACCATCCATACCATCTTCGCCATAAATATATTGTATGATTGTACCATCAGCAGTCCTTACAGTATTATCATAATGAATTTTTGAATCTTCCATTGCTTTTACCAATCTACGTTGAATATATCCTGTTTCCGATGTTTTCACAGCAGTATCAATGAGACCTTCGCGACCCCCCATAGCATGAAAGAATACTTCGTGAGGTTTTAATCCAGATATGAAACTATTTTTAACAAATCCTCTTGCTTCTGGTCCATCATCATATTTTGTAAAATGTGGCAATGTTCTATCTGTAAATCCATATGTAATACGCTTGCCATCAACATTTTGCTGTCCGACACAAACAATCATTTGCGAAATATTAATTTCTTTACCTTTTGAACCAGATTTAACCATATTAATCATACGATTCGTTTTTTCGTCAATCTGCGAGAATCCAATTTTCCCTACTTCGCTCGTCGTCTCATTCAAGATACCGATTAGTTCTCGCTCAATATAATCCTCATTATTCAAGATACCATTGTTATCGTAAGTGCCTCTTCTAATCTCGTCAAGTTTATTATAGGCTTTCGTTTGCATTTCTTTAATTTTATTTTTTAGATGTTCGTCTGTCTTCTTATCTGTTACTAAATCACTAATACCTACACTAAATCCTGCTGTCAATAACCATCTACATATTAAACGTTGGGTATTATCTAAAAATTTGCGAACTTCAAATGGGCCGTAATCGTGATATATAACAGGTACTAATCCCGTTGAAATACCATGAAATACTACCTTATCCAGATTTCCACTTTCTAAAATACTGTCATTAATAATAAACTTTTCATCTTTTTTATTTTTTCTATTAATGAAAAGACCTGGAGGTAATATTTGTGAATACGCTTCCTTACCATTATAAATATACTTATTTTTAGGTTTTGGCAAACTTCCTTTAAAATAACTATTAACCATTTGAATGTTTGCCATTGTTTTATCATGAATCTCCGTAAAATCCTTTGTCAGGCGATAAGAACCTACAAGAGTATCTTGGACTACCTCAATAATCGGCTTGCCATCACGGGGTGCTAAAATCATATATGGTACTGCTGCTATGTCCATTAACTCATTCATAGTTTGAATACTCTGCGGGCAATGTAAATTCATTTCATCACCATCAAAATCAGCATTATATGGAGGTGTATCCAATACATTTAGACGAAATGTTTGATAAGGCATAATAACTACTTTATGACACATCATAGACATTTTATGTAATGATGGCTGTCTATTAAATAGAACATAATCACCATTAGATAAATGACGATGAACCGTATCTCCTATTTTTAAGTCTTTCGCTATGTTTTCCAAATCTTTAGAATATTTTAAATTAATAGTAGTATTTTGCTTCTTAATATATTTAGCACCAGGCCAATTATCTGAACCATTCATAATTAATTTACGCATATGTTCTATGTTATATTTATTGACAATTTCGGGAAATGTAATATTAATAGCAACTTTAATTGGAACTCCCAATTCATCAATGCTAATATAAGGATCGGGGGTAATTACAGAACGTGCAGATTGATCTACACGCTTGCCGTTCAAATTTCCACGAATACGCCCTTCCTTTTTTTTCATTCTGTCAGAAACTGATTTTAATTTTCGTCCATTCCTTTGCTGCGCTGGTGCTAATCCGGGCATTTGATTATTTATAAATGTAAATACATGATATTGTAACAAAATTGTATAATACCTTACCGTTTCTTCAGTAGCGCCTTTTTTAATTTTATCTTCTACTTGATTATTTGCCTTGATAATGTCGCTCAATTTATGCGTCAAATCATCTTCACGGCGTTGCCCATTTTCTTCAATAATACTAGGTCTTACAGCAGGCGGAGGTACAGGAAGAACAGAACATATCATCCATTCTGGTCTATTCCATTTTGGATTAAATCCCATCATTTCCATATCTTTTTCACTAATTCTTTTAAAAATTTTAAGAATATCATCTGCTGTAAATTCTTGGCGTATATTATCCTCGCCTTTTTTATCTTTCCATTCTGCTATAATTTTCATAGAATTCTCTTTATTGATTTTTGTTGGACGTACAGCACCACATCCAACAACTTCGTCATCGCCGCACATTTTCAATTTAGTTGTAGTATTACATAATTTATAATATGCTTCCCATCTCTTCTGGTTATTCTTGATGGACAAGATTTTATTGATATCATTCTTAAAATCTTTATGAGTAGTATTTGGTGAAATTAAACATTTTGAACATTTATAACATACGCAGTTCAAAATCTTTCTCACAATATCAAAGAACATTGCGTGAAATACAGGTTTAGCAAGAACAATATGTCCAAAATGACCTGGACAAAATATGTTTTTCTGTTCGCATGTAATACATGTCCTGTTATGTTCAAGAACTCCCATACGCGAATCAAACAAACCGCCTATAATAGGTTCGCTTCCAGCATATGTATCAGTTTTATTAATTTCTACAACAGACCTTTTAATAATTTCGTCTGGACTTAATACACTAAATTGGATTCCTTTTACTTCTTGAATTTCAACCTTTTGATCGTTATAAGATAGTTCGGGATAAATTGACATATCTCTTAATATTAGTAGTTAAAATAACTCGTCTTATGTTTAAATATATAATCAATTTTTATAATAAAAATAAAAATAAAAAGTTATTTACATATCAGTAATCCTAAATACTCTCTTTGGTTTTACTGCTCTTGTCGCTACATTTGCCACCGTCGGAGATTTAGGAGGACTCATATCAGTAATCCTAAATACTCTCTTTGGTTTTACTGCTCTTGTCGCTACATTTGCCACAGTCGGAGATTTAGGAGGACTCATATCAGTAATCCTAAATACTCTCTTTGGTTTTACTGCTCTTATCGCTACATTTGCCACCGTCGGAGATTTAGGAGGACTCATATCAGTAATCCTAAATACTCTCTTTGGTTTTACTGCTCTTATCGCTACATTTGCCACCGTCGGAGATTTAGGAGGACTCGTATCAGTAATCCTAAATACTCTCTTTGGTTTTACTGCTCTCTGTGCTACATTTGCCACCGTCGGAGATTTAGGAGGACTCGTATCAGTAATCCTAAATACTCTAACAGGTCTTTTTGATGATTTATTATTTGATAGCATTCTTAATGTAATATAAGAATTTATAAAAAAATAACCGCTGCTAGCAGGACTCGAACCTGCGACCACTCGATTAACAGTCGAGTGCTCTAACCAACTGAGCTATAGCAGCGCGGGTATTGCTACCCAACTATATATATACTGTAATCTTTATATAAGTTTGTAATAATATAATAGATAAATAATGAAAAAAGAAAATTCAATAGAAGATAATGAATGCTTAATATGTTGTGATGAAAAAGCAACAGACAATTTACACTGTTATAAATGTAATAAAGTAATATGCATCTCGTGTTGTAATAAATTAAATACGAGAACATCATTATTATATGTTGAAAGTAAGCATGTTTTTATTAAATATTGCTGTCCATTTTGTAGATATTGTAATAATAAACATATTAAACTATTTAATAAAAATGAGATAGTTTCAATATATATTGAAACATTAACACAATTATCAATATTACAAAAATATAATAATGATTTGGTAAATAATTATAACTATATATATAGCGAAAATAAGAGATTACAAGAAGATATTAATAATAAAAACTCTCAGATTGCCGAGTTAGTAAAAGACAAGGTTGATGAGGTTAACTAGGTTGATAAAAATATAGAATACTAATAATATTGCTAAATCTATTATGATTCCTAAACAGACCAGATTTTTCTAAAAATTTGAAAAATAAAATGAAAAATTATGAATATTCTGGCGTCTCCAATAACTGCACTGGTAATCTATGTATATATAAAAATTATTGAGAGGCTTGTTAGTATTGCGATACAATTATGATATTCAAAAAAATTCAGATTTTTATAAAATTTGAAATTTATAATTTGAGTACATCTTTCTGTTTTTTCTAAATTTTCAAAAAACTTTTACAAATTACAAAATAAATCAAGAGATGTACTCAAATTATAAATTGAAAAATAAAGTTTATTCTGGTGTCTTAGGCTTTTTTGGACATATTGTTTCTTTTGGCTTGTGATTTATTACCACCACCAGATATCTTTAATTCACTATAATATTTTTCGTGCTTTTTCAATAAAACAAAAACGAATATACAAGCAAAAAGGTAAAGAATTGCATTTCTATATTGAATTGATTTAGCATTTATTAATATATTTATAATTTCTAACACATATTTTTTATTATATACTGCACCACCAATCATATCTATATTATTATCATCATTTGTCTTTAAAAAAATATTAATATCTATTTCGGTTATTAAGTCATTATCTCCCATAGATTCAATTTTATTAATGCAATTAAAAAATATAAGCAATGTTATTTGAAAAATACTTATAAAACTTGCACTGGTTATTATGATATTGTTAAGATATAGAGTATTGCCCGCAAGCGAAATAATAGCAATTAATATTTTAATTGTAATATAGTTTAGTTTTTCTATAATAGCATCATTATTACTACTTAAACGCTGACCCACACTACTTGAACGCTGACCCACACTACTTGAACGCTGACCCACACTACTTGAACACGAACCTGGATTTGATTTCGATAATTTTTGTATGTTATCTGAAGAAGGTTTGTCATTTTCTGTTGATAAAACGGATACTAAAGCTTTTAGACCTTTTTTAGTTAAACTATTAACTCGTCCATCATTTGGATTAGTATCTTGTTCTCTAATTAAACGTAAGATTTCTTGTATTGGTCTTGAATTTTTCGGTTGTTTTGGATTACTACCAAGCCTCATTCTTATAATGTTAATTATCTGATTAGGCATTTTTCCTATATATATATATAATAAAATTATTTACAACTATGGTAATAAATGTTCTACAAGATACTCAAAAAATATTTTGATAAATAATGTAAAATATTTATATATATAAATATATAAACATTATTATTATATAAAAGTAAAATAAGGTAAATTGATTTGATTACAGGTGAAAAAATACAGTTATTGCGTTATGTTTTCATAGGAACTGTCGGAGATTTAAATTCAAATCCCAATATAACAATAAATCACCCAAAATCCTTTAATATAATGAATATTAACAGTACATATGATAATCCGCGAATAGTTTATTATAAATCTAGCAGTCTCAATAAATTGAATGAAAAAATTCAATATTTTGCGAATCCCTTCATTTTAGTATCACACAATAGTGATATAGTGTCTTAATTGTAAAGAGTTAACACTTGTCTCGTCTATGCAAATAATGTCGTCAATATTATAATTTTGTATTTCATTATAAAAATCTTTAATTTTTTCATTAATATTTATATCCTTACCAAATCGCTTTATAGGTTCATGTCTAATTTTAGTTAATTTTAATGATATATAATTTTCTTTAATTATCCTACTAATATGTCTTCTTGTAATGTTTAATTTAGAATACTTATTGCTTAATTTAGTAAGTAAATCTTCTATTGTAATAGTCTTATTATTTTTAAGTTCTTCTAATATAAACTTTATATGTTTCTTTTTAACCTTATATGATATTGGTTTTCTGTTATGTCGTTTAATTTCATTTTCTTGTTCATAACTTTTAGTCCATCTTAATAAACTTCTTACAGAGCATTTAAATATTCTACAAGTGTTCTCTCGTGTATCTTTATTTTCTAAAAAATATTTTACTGCGGATAATTTATAATCTTCGCTTTTATGTTTAGTCATAAAATTATTTAAAGTTATGCGTCTTATATTATAATGATAAGATAATATGACTGATATGGTTAATATTGATATGTATAATAATTTAATGATTGAAAATGAATTGTTAAAGAAAAAAAATATTGAATTAGAAGAGAAGTTAAAAGCATATACCAATACAGAAAGGAATAAAAGGTATTATGAAAAAAATAGTGAAAAGGTAAAAGAGAAGGCAAAGAACTATATGGAGAAAATGAAAACGGAGAATCCAGAAAAACTTAAAGAGTGGCGACATACTGCTTATATGAATAGAAAGGCAAAGTTGGAAAAGAGTTAATAGCTATATTTTCTAAATTTTTGCTGTAATATTTTTACACATTTATTTATTTTGTTCCAATCATTTTCCCATATAACTACTAAATTATATCCTAAATTTTTCAAAATCCCTTCTTTTTTTAATGTTTTTTCATATAACTCCTTGTATGTACATTTTGTTATTGTATTTATATCATCGTCTTTATAAATATTTGGATTGCCGTGCCAGAAATCTCCATGAAATTCATATATTGTATTATTTTCTTTGCAAAAACCATCTGCTTTATATTTAGTTTTTGGTATTAAATATTCTCCATCATTTTCAGCATGTTGAATATCTATATTATAATATTTAGAAAGAAAGTGCAACCATTTAATTTGAGGTTTAGAATAACCAATATTACTACATCTAGGACACCCTTGTCCTGATTGATAATGTCCTCCTGCTATTTGTTGAAATAAGCCATGTTTCTTACATATAATTTTAACTTTTTCACCACTATTAATATAAACACTTTGAGAATAGTCATATAAATCTCCGTGTATTTTCTTACTTCTTTCTATAAAATCTTCTGTGGTTAATTTAGCAACACCAGCACATTTTTGACAACCACTACCTGAAAAATAATGTCCTATTGGTGTTTGTAAAAAATCTCCATGAATTTTACAACAGATAATAACATTTTCACTACATTTTGTATAATATACTTTGGAGTAGTCATATAAATCTCCATGAACTAATTTAGATTTTTCTATAAATTCTTCTATTGTAAGTGTTTGTCTTTTACTAATAGTATTATAATAACATTTGAGGCATCTGGAACCATTTAAATGTGATTTAGGTGTTTGTAAAAAAGCACCATGTATTTTACAGATAATACTTACATTTTCATTTGAAAGATTATATACTACATTAGAATAGTCATATAAATCTCCGTGAACTAATTTAGATTTTTCTATAAACTCTTCAGTTGTTAATGTATAATGTCCAGCACATTTAGGACAACCATGCCCTCCTAAATGATCATTTGGTTTTTGATTAAATTCTCCATGTTCTTTACAATTAATTATAACCTTTTCACTAGAAAGATTATAAATAACATTAGAATAATCATATATATCTCCGTGAACTAATTTAGATTTTTCTATAAAATCTTCTGTTGTTATATTTTTATTAGCACATTTAGGACAACCTGCTTTATTCCAATAATGATAGACAGGTTTTTGTAAAAACTCGCCGTGTGTTTTACAAATAATTGAAACCTCTTTATTACTATTTTTATAATCTACTTTTGAATAGTCATATAAATCTCCATGAACTAATTTAGATTTTTCTATAAATTCTTCTGTTGTTAATGTATAATGTCCTGTACATTTAGGACAACCATTACTATTTAAATGATGATATGGAGCTTGTTGAAATTCTCCATGATCTTTACATATGATTTTTATATTTGTCCGACTATTTATATAATCTACTATTGAGTAATCATAACTATCTCCGTGTTTTTCCCTACATTTTTTTATAAATTCATCTAAAGGTGTTTTTCTTTTATTACCATTTAAAACAATACCACATTTAGAACAACCTATTCCTTTTAAATGTGATTTAGGTATTATTGAAATATCACCATGTATTTTACAAGTTATTGTTATTATATTTTTATTAAAATTTTTATAATTCATTTTTGAGTAATCATATAAATCTCCGAATTTTTCATTACATTTATCTAAAAATTCACTTTCAGTAATTTTTGCTGTTCCAGCACACTTACCGCATCCAGCACCTTTTAAATGTAATTTAGGTGTTTGTTGAAATTCTCCGTGTTCTTGACAAATTATAGTTGTTTTAGTTATACTATTAATATAATTTACCTTTGAGTAATCATATAAATTACCATGTATTTTTATGCTTTTTTCTACAAAGTCTGTTGTATTTGATTTACTTGTTCCGCCGCATTTACAACAACCATAACCGCCGTGTAGATGATTATTTGGTGTTTGTTGAAATTCGCCATGCTGTTGGCAAATTATAATTACCTTTGTTCCACTATTCGTATAATCTACTTTAGAATAGTCATACTTATCTCCATGTATTAATTTAGATTTTTCTATAAATAATTCGGTCATTATAATCTATTATTATACTATTAATATTGTTATATATCATTTTTCAATATTCAGTATGAAACTATTTAAAGATTAAAATATATACTATATATAGATAATGTAAATGTCTAAAAAGAAGAAAGATGATACATCAAAAGAAGAGTTTGAAAGGTTTGACTATATGAAAACTATTAAAAATAACATCAATAATGTTCTCAAAGATAAAGCTACCTTACCGATCATTAATGATTTAGTTATTAGAACTAATAAGATTGTTATTCATTCATGTAATTTTATTAAATTATATTGTATTTATCTATATGAAAATGATTTAGAGTTTCCTTTAATTGATAAGAACTTTATATGTGATGTCTTTAAGGTTGTTACAAAAAGAAAAGATAATAGAGGTGCAACACCTGAAAAAGATTATAGCGTTTTGTTAAAGAACCTTTATAAGTTTTATAATGAACACTATATAACTACCATATATGATAATGAAATAATCTATTATGATAAATTAAGTTATATATTAGCATACGAAGCAATTGATATTGAAAAAAATATAAATAATAATATACAAGAGCATTTTATTACACATCTTAATCAATTAGTTAATCATTCTTTTAATTTGAAAGAGCAAAAAGATGAGATTAAAAAGATAAAGGATAAAGAAGTAAGAAAAGAAAAGTATAAATCATTAACGAATGAATTCAAAAAGATTAAAGATGATTTGGTTTCATTATCACATGATTTAACAGCAGATGAAAAATATCACAACTGGATTAAAAAACATAAGAAACATATTGTACCGAATAAACCTAATTTTGATAAAGATAGTATATATTATGACCTACATTCTAATACAAAAGATTACTTAAAGTCTTTTATCTATATAAATATTCAACTTGAAAAACTTAATGATATACTATTAGAAGATACAAATGATATTGATAAGGTTAAGCAAATTAAATTATTTAACATTTTACCATTAAGAAGCAATATTATTCCTAAAAATATATGCATTGATACTTGTGCTTTAATTAGTAATTTTTTAGGAGATGAAAGCACAACTCCTCACTTTAAAAATTATAAAAGGGAAAATAATCAATTTAAATTATGGAATAGGGTTTTAAAGTTAGAGAGTAAAATATTCAAAAAGAATAAATATGAGTTTAATTATATGATTAGAACAGATGGTATCTCTGTTTGTATTTTATTTATTAGAACAGACAATCAAGGGATGCCTTTAAAATATTATAATCCTAATAATAAACCAATAGATAATACAAAATATATTGAAAAAGAAATTATCACAGATGAATTAAGAAGTAAAAAAATAGTATGCGTAGATCCAGGTTGTAGTGATTTAATTTATTGTGGTAGCAAAGATAATGATGGTAATTTAGAAACATTTAGATATACTCAAAATCAAAGAAGATTAGAAACAAGAACAAAAAAATATAATAAAATTATTGAAGAAGTTAATAATACAACCTTTATAAATGGTAAGAATATCAAAGAAATTGAGTGCGTTTTAAGTAGTCATAATAAAAGAACTTGTAATTATGAAAAGTTCAAGAATTACTTGATTGAAAAAAATAAATTGAACCTATTGTTATTTTCTCATTATGAAAAGACCTTTTTTAGAAAGTTCAAATTAAACAGGTATATCAATACACAAAAAAGTGAGAGTAAAATGATAAAGAACTTTACTAAAAAGTTTGGAGAACCTAATGATGTATTGTTTATAATGGGTGATTATGATAAAGGTAGTAGTAATATAGGTGGGGTAGAACCAACAATTTGTAAAAAGTTTA